AAAAGAAGTCCTCATCAACGGCGGCGACATGTCCGAAGCTAATCGCCTTCATCAATCCGCAAAGTCTCTCTCTGAGCGCATCGAAATGCTCCGCGAGTTCGGCTCCGTGCCTGCTCCTGTCGCATCCGAAGCGCCAAAGTCTGAGCCTTGGAAGGCTGGCGGCGTAACACGCAACCCGTTCCCTGGCACGAAGGACGAAGCAGACTACAAGGCATACGCTTTTGGTCAGTGGATTCGCGGTACTGTACTCGGCAATGCCAAAGCAGCCAAGTGGTGCAGCGAGCATGGCGTCAAGTCGCAGACCGAAGGAACGAACTCCGAGGGTGGATTCACCGTCCCTGAGATTGTTTCGTCCAGCCTGATCTGGCTTCGCAACGAATACGGTGTAGCGCGTCGCTATTCCCGTGTTTACCCGATGACGTCTGACGTCCTCAACGTGCCAAATGCATCGACCAGCACAACCACTTATTACCCTGGTGAAGCGACAGCAATCACCGCGTCCGACATCGTGTTCTCCCAGGTGGCCTTGACTGCGAAGAAACTCGCAATCTTGACCATCGTCTCCAAGGAGCTGAACGAAGACACGGTCATCGACTTCGGCGCAACATTGGCGCAGGACTTTGCGTATGGTCTCGCAAACGCTGAGGATGCAGCTGCATTCCAGGGCGACGGCACGAGCACCTATGGTTCCATCACCGGAATCATGCCACGCATCAAGGCGCTTTCTGGGACCTTCACCAGCATCGCATCGATGGTCGTTGGTGCTGCTGGTAGTGGCACTGCACTCTCGAGTCTTACACTCGCGAACTGGCAGAGCATGGTTGCAAAGATTCAGCCATATGCAACACAGCCACGCTGGTACATGAACAAATCCATTTTTTACAATGGTGTCGCCGATAAGCTTATCGCTTTGGGTGGCAACGCGATCATGGACATCCAGAATGCCTACGGCGCTGAGCCAACGCTATTCGGTATCCCGATCTCGTTCGTTCAGAATATGCCAAGTGCACCAGCTGCAAGCCGCGACATCGCAGTCCTCGGAGATCTCTCCAAGGGTACGGCATTCGGTGATCGTCGTGGCGTGAGCGTCGAGGTCTCTGACCAGGTGAAATTCATCGAGGATGCGTTGACCTTCAAGGCAACCGAGCGCTATGCTTACAATGTCTTCGATGTCGGGAACGTGACAGCAACAGTCGGCGACCAGGTCGCAGGTTCCCTGATCGTTATGCAGTGCGCTGCATAATCGCTTAGGCACTCAGTCAAGGGGAGCGGGTTATCCCGTTCCCTTTTTGTTTTTAGGATGTAAACCATGCCACTCACTCGGACACAAGCACTCGACCGTCTCGCTTGGATGGTCGCATCCGATCAATACCCGTTCTTGGATTCGACTGCACTACAGCAGCTCGTGGACGATCACGCTCGCTGGGCTGTGTGGTCTGCGTCCACAGCCTTCGTCGTCGGCGACATTGTCATTCCAACCGTTGCTAATGGTCGTTTGTACCAGTGCGTGATTGCAGGGACATCGAGCGCCACTGAGCCACAGTTCCCGCAGTGGACTAGGACAACCGGCTACAGCGTCAATGACGGATCAGGTGACCTCTTGTGGCAGGACATCGGTCCCGCGAACGTCGAGCGCTATGACATCCGCACAGCTGCGCGACAGGGCTGGATTCGCAAAGCGTCCAGCATCACGCATCTCATCGATGTCAAGGATGGTCAGGTCGACGCTAAAATGGCCGTGCTCCGTGAGCACTGTCTCGACCAGGCTAAGCGCTTCAGCCCGATGGTGTTCGTATGATTCCGGCAGCTTACAGCAACGCGCTCAAGAACGCGATCCAGGCGTATTCCTATGCGGACCGTGTCGCGATCTGGCGGACCGTCAATCAACCGGATGGCATCGGTGGCGTGTCTCAACACTGGATACAGGTCGCTGAGATCCGTGGCACTATATCGAACACAGGCGATACCGAAGGCGTGGTCGGTGGCATGATCGAACAGTCTGGTACATGGACGCTTACGTGTTCACCAGACATCGAGGTCAAGGCCGATGACAGGATATACACATCCGGAAATCCGCAGGCGCTATCGCCATACTACGAGTGCATCGGCAGTGACTATGGTCACACGAACGCAGTCTCGCAGACCATCGGACTCCGCGCCAGGACAAACGGGTAGCGCACGCAACCGCACGTAAACCACACGTAACCGCACGTATATCCACTGCGTGGTGGTACGCATCGACTCCATCGCACCATGATATGAGTACAGATATTGGTGGGGTGAGTCTATGAGTCCAGAGATGTGGGTGCAGATTGGTATCCAAGCTTTTATCACGACGGTGAGTATTGGTGCCGCTTGGGTCGCACTACAGGTCAGGCTGACGCGCCTGGAGACTCAGGTGGCACACATCATCTCGACACTCGATGGACAACAGCAAGAAGTGCGCCGCATCGAGCAGCGGCTCGGTAAGTTGGAAAACAAAGTCAGCGCTTTGGAGGCGATCATACAAAGATGAACAGCATCAGTATCAAAAGATTGGTAGTCGTTGTTGTAGTGGCTTTTGTAGCTGCTTTCACGAGCGTTTTCGGCGATGGAGTTCGCACCGCTGAAGCACACGACCTCAGCGAGCTGGGCGCAGTGCTGGCACTCTACGGCTCTAAGGCGGTAGCGGCTGGTGTCTCCGCTGCGGTGAGCTCGGTGCTGGCGTTCCTCACGATGCCGTTCAAGGGTGTTCAAGCCAATGCGATGAAGGTGGGCAAATGAACTTCAAGAATCTGCGTATTGAGCAGGTAACCTCACCGACTCCAGACTGGATTATTTACGGTGAGTTTTATTCAGTTGATGGCGTGAAGCTTGGAGACTTTGGAGTCAACGGAACATCTGTATTTCAGTGGTTTCCACAGCAGTCTTATGAGTTTCAATACGGCGTAGTGTCTATGTTCATTCCATATATGGCGGATGAGATTACAAGGGGTACAAGTAACTAATGGCTACTGCATACGTTAGCCCTGCTGGTTCGGCAGCATACCCCGGCACTGTTAGTGTGCCGACATCACTGGCTACCGCGTTATCTTCCGCTGGTGCTGGTGACATCGTTTACTTGGCTCCCGGTAGTTATCGTGGGACGTTTACACTTGGCGTATCCGGTACAGCAGGTAACGTCATTCAGTTTATTGGAGACCCGAAAGCCACTCAAGGAATTGCAGGTATTGCTGCAGGTATTGTACGTATAACAAACTACCTTGTGGATAATGCCAACCCATCAGACGCGGTTCTATTCACTGCTACAAGTCGCTCGTACTGGTCGTTTAGTGGAATATATTTTGAAGGATTTAGATCATTAAATCAGAACGCTATAACCCTAACTACCTGTTCAAACTTTTCATACGATAAGTGCGCTTTTGTTTTTCCACGCAGTTATGCATTTATTATCACAACCAGTGCTGGAGTATCATTAAACGCCGCATTTACAAAGTGCGTTTTCTTTGTTCAAAATAATGGTTTTGCCACAAACCTATCTGCGCCTGTTCATAGTGGTAACTACAATTTAAATGTTAGTTATACTGACTGTACTGCTAACAGCACTCTTGTTCTTATCGCTTTTAACGCCGCAAACACTAATGCAAATGGTGTGACAGTTTATAACTGCTTCACACAATTTAAGGAAGGTGTGCAAATTTATACGACTAATACAGCGCACCCATCGTATGTATACAATTCCATTTTTTACAGTCCAAGCACATTTGCAATATATGTTCAGGGCGGCGGTTCAGTGATTGAAAACTATAATCTTGTATATGGTAGTACGGCTGGAATTACACAGGGTGCTAACAGTTTTTACGCCGGTAGCAGTGGTTTAGACCTTGGCTACAGCGCAATCAATCAACTCGCAGGCCCGTTGGTAAACGGCCCGTTTTCAGGTTCACGTCTCGTCAGTGCTGGCATCTCATCTGGAGCACCTCTTACCGACCAATATGGAACTACTTGGTTAACTCCAAGTACACCTACTCTTGGTGCTGTCGAGTTTGCAACAATAGCAGGGGCATACCTACCAACGGAGCGGAACGCATCCGCTATCACTATCGCTCCAGCCTCAACATCACAAAGCGTAGAACTCTATCTAGGTGCTACAGGTCTAACAGCCTCCACAAGCGGTCTCTCAGCCCGCTACAACCGCACACGCACTGCATCTGTAAGTATCCCTTTAGTAGCCCGTACAATCGCTCAGGCGTGGACATCTGGTGGCTTTGCGGAGGTTGACGCAACCAACATGCCGGGAGTCTACAGATTGGACTTGCCGGATGCTGCTTTGGCGGCTGGTGCTGACGATGTCACTGTAGTGGTCAGAGGTGCAAGCGGTACTAACGGTGCGGTAATGACGGTCAAACTGAGCAGTGGTGGCTTGACGGCAGCGCAGACGGCAGCAGCGGTGTGGGATGAAGCAAGGGCAAGCCATACGACAGCCGGTACATTCGGCGAGTACGTGAACGCTGAACTGGTGACCCCAGTAGCAGCTGCGACCAGCGTACACATCGGGCCTTATCAACTCCTGGCTGATGGCTTAGGCGCTGATCAGCCGCTCGATGTCAATGTCGGTACAGCCACGAGCATCGATGTCCAGGTCACTGATGCGAATGGCACTGGCATCGATATCACTGGCGCGACGGTCACAGCGAAGGTCTACAGCTCAGCGGGAACACTCGTGGCGTCGTATGCTGGAACAGCGACGTATGCGGACAATGGAAGACTGTCATTCGGTCTCACCACTACGGTGACCGCGACGTCTGGCACGTACACTGTGACTGTGACTAGGACAACCGGAGCGACCGACACGCAGATCTTTGGACCGCTAAGATTGTATGTGAGGCCAGTATGAGCGTAAACATTTTACAGATCACCGAAGATCCGGAACAGGTCACGCAGATCGCGGCCTGGACCGGAGACTGGCACACCTACGTTTTGCGTCTGGTCGATGACAACGGCTCACCGATTGACATCACGACAGGCACTCTCGCGGCGACATACACGACAGCCGCCACAGGCGTCGCGTATTCGTTCGGTGGAGGAAGCGCCACGCTCACGAAGTCTCTCAGCTCACAGGGCATTGTGACGGTCCTCAACCCTGCCGCATACCCGACA